TAAGATGTTCAAATTGCTTATGATCAATTAACCGGCGTTGAGAATTACCAAGACTCAGAAGAGTTCGTTGTTCATTATGTAACCAATGGTCAAGAAGATTGGTATCTATTGGTTAATATGGATGGAAAAGCAGAAGCTGTAAAGAATACACCTAAGTTCAAGACTATTTAATAGCACAAAATAAATCAAAAATAAATTGAAAATAAAGCCTGTATAATTTTTTTATATGGGCTTTTTTTCTTATATTAGCATGTAACAAATAAAAACTAACAACTATGAGTAAACTATTAATTTCTGCATCTCTCTTTCTAACGGGGCAAACCTTAGTATGGTTTTTAAATAATGGTCAATTTATCTGGCCATGGTTTAGAAAAAATCCAATGATAATTTCTTTATTTGCTGGATCCATGATTTCCTATTCTTTTATAATAGCAACCCGATTCGCCGTAGAACATTTCGATGGTCAATTATGGCCTGGTAGGTTCCTAGGGTTTGCACTGGGTATGATTTCTTATGCCTTACTTACCTGGTATTTTATGGGTGAAGGTGTAAACTCTAAAACTGCAACATCATTAATCTTGTCTCTAGGTATAATTTCAGTACAACTCTTTTGGAAATAATTAACGTAAACCTAACGCATATCATCGTTGTAATAGCTAAAGATTGCTTATATTAGTAGTGTATAAAAATTAGAAAGTATGGAATCACAATTAGGATATGCGTGCATTAATACGCAACTTCGTAAGTCTGGTATATTTACCAGTCGTACAATGGTAAAGCGGACGTTTCAGGCCAGGGGTATACCTTATGCTTCGGAACTAGCCCTTGCTAATGCCAAAGATCTTGTAGAAATTATAAAGTGGAATAATGCAAATGGCATCAAGCTATTTCGGATGTCATCAGGTATGTTCCCTTGGATGTCGGAATATAAGTTATCGGACTTACCAGACTACGCTAAAATCTCAAATGTTTTAAAAGGTGCAGGTTCATTAGCTAAATCATATGGCCAACGTCTATCATTCCATCCTGGGCAATTTGTAGTACTAGCATCAAAGTCAGATTCAGTAGTAGATAATTCTATCCATGAACTAAATCAACACGCAGAAGTTATGGATCTCCTAGGTCTACCTAAATCACACTATGCAAAAATCAATATACATATTGGTGGTGCTTATGGCGATAAACAATCTGCAATGGCTCGTTTCTGCAAAAACTTCAAACGTCTTAGTCATGCTGCACAATCCCGCTTAACGGTAGAAAACGACGACAAAGCATCCATGTTTTCAGTGGTGGATCTTTACCATGGTGTTCATAAAGTTATTGGTATTCCAATAGTCTTCGACTACCATCATCATCAATTTTGCACTGGGGATCTTACCGAAAAAGCTGCATTACATTTAGCATCAAAAACATGGCCCAAAAGCATTAAGCAATGTGTTCATTATTCCGAATCTCGTAGGCGGGAACAGTCTTTGGTTGTACAAAACTTTATAACTAAAAACAATATATTAATGGAAAATATATCGGAATATCCTACAATGCAAAAGCTTTATAAAGAAAGCCAGAAAATTAGGGTTCAAGCACATTCAGACTATATCGTGGATCCAATAAATACTTGGGACTTATCATTGGATATTATGGTGGAAGCTAAAGCAAAAGAATTAACTGTTCAGGAATATACAAATATTATCTGACATTAACCATCAGATAATTTTTTTATCTGGAATATTTTTATTATATTTAAGTAATTATTAACAATTAAAGGAGAATTAAATGGCAATTGATTTAAGCGCTATTCGTAGTAAGTTAAACGGACTACAGAACACAAACAACAGAACTTCCAACCTATGGAAACCTGAACCTGGAAAAAACCAAGTACGCATCGTACCTTACCAGTTAAACAAAGACAACCCATTCATGGAATTATTTTTCCATTATGATCTTGGAAAGAAAAATTATCTATCTCCATTGACATTTGGTGAAGCAGATCCAGTATTGGAATTTGCTGAACAATTAAAGTCATCTGGTAATAGTGATGACTGGAAACTTGGTAAGAAGTTAGAGCCGAAAATGAGAACGTATGTTCCTGTTCTTGTCCGTGGTAAAGAATCTGAAGGGGTTAAATACTGGGGATTCGGAAAACAAGTCTATCAGGAATTATTACAGTTCATTGCAGATCCAGACTATGGTGATATTACAGATCTAAACGCTGGTCGTGATATTGTTGTTACTTTCACACCACCAGAAGGAAGTGAGAGATTTCCAAAGACAACCATTATGGTTAAACCTAACCAAACTCCTGCAACGGAAGATAAAGCTATTGCAGATAAGGTTATGAATGGTCAAGAGGATATCTTCAATATCTATCGTAAATGTACTTATGAAGACTTGAAAGCTGCTTTACAGACATGGTTAAATGGTGGAGAAACGGAAACTCCGGCTACATCATACACAGCACCAAAAGCTGCAGCACCAGCAATTCCCTCAGGAGTAACTAAGACTGATAATATTTCAGCTGCTTTTGATGATTTATTTAATGATTAGAAGAAAGGTATAGTTATGGCTAAGATGGAACGAAGTGACGAACTTGCTGGTTTATTGGCAGACTCTCTCAATAAGAAATTCAAAGACTACAAAGTCGCATATTTCTTAGATGGGTCTGAACAAACACCAACAGATTTAACTGAGTGGATTAGCACTGGTTCAAGTATATTGGACATTGCGATATCTAATCGAAAAAACGGCGGTTTACCTGTCGGCCGAATAACAGAATTAACGGGTTTAGAAGCTAGTGGGAAATCCCTACTAGCTGCCCACGTTCTGGCAAACACCCAAAAGAAAGGTGGCTTAGCAGTCTATATAGATACTGAAAATGCAATGAATGAAGAATTTGCAAAATGTATTGGTATAGACGTTTCTAAGATGTTGTATATCCAATTAGAAACTGTTGAAGACATTTTCGAAGTTATAGAAAACATCATCACTAAGGTAAGAGAATCTGATAAAGATCGTCTTGTAACCATAGTGGTAGATTCAGTAGCAGCTGCAACAACAAAGGTAGAACAGTCAGATGATTTCGATCAGACAGGTTGGGCTACTCAAAAAGCTATTATCCTTTCTAAAGCTATGCGTAAAATAACTCAAATGATCGGACGCCAACGAGTATGTTTGGTATTCACAAATCAATTGAGAGTTAAGCTAGGTGCAATGTTCGGTGATCCTTATACGACTTCAGGTGGTAAAGCCATTGGTTTCCACGCTTCATGTCGTTTAAGATTAAAAGCTGCAGGGCAAATTAAGGTCAAGATCGCAGGTAAAGACGTGGTGATTGGTATTAAGACAAAAGCTCAGGTAGTTAAAAACAGAATGGGTCCACCGTTAAGAACGGCAGAATTCAATATCCTATTTGATAGTGGTGTTGATGATTATGGATCTTGGTTACAGATAATGAAAGACAATAACTTAGTAACTCAAGGTGGTAGTTGGTATACATATACCGACACAACAACTGGAGAGATGATCAAGTTTATGTCTAAGGAATTTGTCTCTAAGATACTTTCAGATCCAGAAAGAAAAGCTCGTTTATACGATGAAATTTGTGAATCTATGATTATGGATTATAAGACAGATGCAATCGGTATAGATGATATTGAAATTGGAGACGACGATGTACCTAATGCTTAACGTAAAGTTAACGTAGTTTATCGTAGTTTTAGATTATAATTTCATATATTAGACTTGTACATAAATAAAAAAGAACTCAATGAAGAAAGAATATTCAGATATTTTAGCAAGTCTAAAAGAAAGCGAACCAGTAAGTCAAGGCCCTAATGATAGGGTCTTGCTTATTGATGGCTTAAATACATTTATCAGGTCATATACTTGCAACCCAACTACGAATGAAGCTGGTGTGCATGTTGGTGGTATTAAAGGATTTTTATTATCTATAGGATATGCTATCCGTACAATAAAACCAACAAGAGTTATAATATGCTTTGATGGTAAAGGTGGCTCGGCAAAGCGCAAGAAAATGTTCCCGGACTATAAAGCCCAAAGAACGTTTAATGTTAGACTTTCCAGAATCAATTCGAATGTTAGTGTACAAGACGAAAAGGTCAATATGAGTCAGCAGATTCTAAGACTTATGCAGTACATAGATAAACTACCAGTTACCGTAATGGCTACTGAAAGAATCGAAGCTGATGATGCTATAGCCTATATTGCTAAGCAAGTCCTACCAAATAGCCAACATTTTATTATGTCTACTGATACAGATTTCTTACAGTTGATTGACGAACGTATCCAAGTTTGGTCTCCAACTGCTAAAAAATTCTACTTTAGACAAGATATGCAGGAACGATTTAAACTGAAGCCCGAGAATTATATTTTATATAAAAGTCTTCTTGGTGACAAATCAGATAATATTCCTGGTATAAAAGGCTTAGGCCAAAAAACATTAGAAAAGAGATTACCAATATTATTTGGTCCTGATACAATCACGATGGAAGATATATTGGAATATGCAGAAGCTAATAAATCTGAAGCTAAGGTATTAGCAGAAGTAGCTTCTAGTCGGAAACTACTAGATCTAAATTATAAGCTCATGCAATTGGATGAAGTTGATATACATGGTACAGCAAAAGAATCTATCAGGAACATCGTAGATAGACCAATGCAAAGACTTGAAAAGACCGATTTCCTAAAGTATACAGTAGAAGATCAGATAACCATAGTTAAGAATCCTGAATTCTGGCTTAGAGATAGTTTCAATCATTTAGATACTATGTCTGCCTTAGAACAATAAAAGTAAATATATGACAGATAAGTTATCCGATTGGGGCTATAATTTCCAAATAAAATTAGTTGCATCCCTTTTCACAGACAGATTATTTCTGCAACAGATATCCGACATATTAGATAGAAAATTCTTTGAGTCTGAAGCCAATCAATTTATTATTGGTGTGATCATGGACTACTTTCAAGAATATAAAGATGCTCCAACGATGGAAGTATTCAAAGTAAAGTTAGATGAATTAGATAATGACTTATTAGTGCAAACTATCAAGAGTCATTTAAAAGATGTCTACTTACAATTTGAAGCTACTGACTTGGAATTCATCAAGGGTAAGACCTTAGATTTTTGTAAGAATCAAGCATTGAAGAAAGCTATTGTCGAATCAGTAGAATTACTCCAGGTAGGAGAATTCGATCAGATTAAGGTTAAGATTGATGAGGCTATGAAAGCCGGTGTTGAAAAGAACTTAGGCCATGATTATAATGATGAGGTTGAGATACGTTACCAAGAATCTAGTAGAAGTCCAATATCTACAGGTTGGGACGTTATTGATGATTTAGCCGATGGTGGATTAGGTAAGGGTGAATTAGGTGTAATGGTTGCTCCAGCAGGTATTGGTAAGTCATGGGCATTGATAAATGTCGGTGCGAATGCTGTTAAAGCAGGTCTTAATGTTATCCATTATACTTTAGAATTGAACGAACATTATGTTGGGATGAGATATGATGCAGTCTTCACGGGAATAGCTAATCAGGATTTACGTTACCATCAGGATGAGGTAAAGACAATGGTTGATAGTCTAGATGGTTCATTAACTATTAAGTACTATCCGACAAAAGGTGCTGGTATAACTACATTAGCTGCTCACTTGGAGCGATGCAGAATTAATGATAAGAAGCCAGATCTAATCATTGTCGATTATGCCGATCTATTGAGAGGTGTACGTGGATTAGAAAAAAGACATGAACTTGGAAATATCTATGAAGATCTAAGAGGTATGGCAGGTGAATATCAGATCCCTATATGGACTGCTTCACAAGCAAACAGAAGTGCATTACAAGAGGATGTTATCCAGGCAGATAAGATTGCAGAAGATTATTCTAAGATTATGACTGCCGATTTTGTAATATCACTATCTCGTAAGATTGAAGATAAGGTTGCTGGAACAGGTAGATGGCACATTATAAAGAATAGATTTGGTCCTGATGGTATTACACTACCTAGTAAGATAAATGCTTCAAATGGTAAGATGGAAATATTCGAGTCTAATACAATTCAGGGTCAAGAAACACAACAACAAATTAACGGTAGTAGTGAGTTCATGAGGAAGATGTTAGCTCAGAAATTCACTGAATTAAACAACGATAAACCCTCTGGTATATAATCATATACTGATAATTATCATTACACTAAATCTAAATCTGGAAGCTATATGAGCAAACTATTTGAAGAGAGGGTACATTATAAACCCTTTGAATACCCGGTCTACTATAATGAAGGTTGGTTAAAACAAGCACAAGCATTTTGGTTACATACTGAAATAGCTATGCAAAGCGATGTTAAAGACTGGAAAGAGAATTTAACCATAGCAGAAAAAAACTTAGTTGGCAATATACTTTTAGGATTTGCTCAGACAGAATGTGCTGTGAGTGATTACTGGACTGGGATGGTTACGAAGTGGTTTCCTAAACATGAAATTAAGCAAATGGCTATGATGTTCGGAAGCCAAGAAACCATCCATGCAGTTGCATATAGCTATCTAAATGAGAGTTTAGGCTTAGAAGACTTTGAAGCATTTCTACATGATGAAGCAACTTCAGCAAAGTTCGAATTACTATCTAATACTGGTAAGGAATATACTCACAAAGACTTAGCAAAATCATCAGAAGCAAGAAAAGACGTGGCAAGAAGTCTTGCAATATTTAGTGCATTCGCAGAAGGTGTATCATTATATTCATCCTTCGCTGTACTGTATAGCTTCCAGATGAGGAATCTTCTTAAGGGTGTAGGCCAACAAATGAAATGGTCAGTGAGAGATGAGAGTCTTCATAGCCGAATGGGCTGCAAACTCTTTAGTCATATGTGCGAAGAATATCCAGAATTGAAATCAGAATCGAAAGATGCTATTATTGAGGCTGCTAAACTAATTGTAGAATTAGAAGAGAAGTTTATTGATAAGATGTTTGAAATGGGCGACTTGGAGAATTTAAAAGCTTCAGATCTGAAAGAATTTATAAAACAAAGAGCAAATGAAAAATTAGTTGAATTAGGTTATGATCCTATTTTTATTGTTAATAATGCAAAAGCAAGTAATCTAGAATGGTTTTACCATCTTACTGGCGGCCATACTCACACCGACTTCTTCGCAATCAGATCTACTGATTATAGCAAAGCAGGCGAAGGTGATGATTGGGAAGATATTTTTTAAAAGGGTTATATGAAGAATTATGCAAAACATCTTGACTGGGAAATCGACGTAGACTTTCCTGGCTGGGCAAATACTCAAGAGTATGTTGCCACTATAAGTAATGGCTATCTACAAGATGGTGAAACACCTAAAGATGCTTACTGGAGAGTATGTACCACAGTAGCAAAAAGATTAGAGAAACCAGAACTCGCAACTAAATTTTTTGATTACATCTGGAAAGGTTGGTTATGTTTAGCAAGTCCGGTACTATCAAATACAGGTACAGAAAGAGGTTTACCAATTTCTTGCTTTGGTATTGATGTAGCAGATTCAATCCATGATATAGGTAATAAGAATTTAGAGATGATGCTATTAGCAAAACACGGTGGTGGAGTAGGTATCGGTATCAATCAGATCAGACCTGCTGGCGCAAGGATTAAAGGTAATGGTACATCAGATGGTGTAGTACCTTTCTGTAAGATCTTTGATTCTACAATCTTGGCAACCAATCAGGGTTCAGTAAGAAGAGGTGCAGCAAGTGTAAATCTAAATATTGAACATAAAGACTTTAATGATTGGTTAGAGATTAGAGAGCCTAAGGGTGATGTTAATAGACAATCATTGAACATGCATCAGTGTGCAGTAGTTGGTGATAAGTTCATGAGAAAATTAGAAGCTGGTGATCCAGAATCTAGAGAGAAATGGTCCAATCTGTTGAAGAAAAGAAGGCAAACAGGCGAACCATATATTATGTATAGAGGTAATGTTAATAAGCAGAATCCTGAAGCATATAAGAAAAATGCCCTCAAAGTTTTTATGACAAATATCTGCAGTGAAATTGTATTACATACAGACCAAAATCACTCTTTTGTTTGTTGCTTAAGTTCTCTAAATTTATCTAAGTATGATGATTGGCGAGATACTGATTTGATCTATACCGCAACTTGGTTCCTTGATGGGGTATTAGAAGAATTCATTCAAAAATCAAAATCTCGACAAGGATTTGAAAATGCAATCAGAAGTGCAGAAAAAGGTCGTGCTCTGGGTCTGGGTGCTCTGGGTTGGCATACTTACTTACAACAACGTGGACTTCCGTTCGAAGGATTACCAGCACAATTTGAAACAAGACGAATCTTTGGTCAAATCCAAACGGAGTCGGAACAAGCATCTAGGGACTTAGCTACTGAATATGGCGAACCATTATGGTGCGTAGGTACAGGTATGAGAAATACCCACCTAAGAGCAGTAGCTCCAACCGTATCTAATAGTAAACTATCCGGTGGTGTTAGTAGTGGTATAGAGCCAGTACCAGCAAACGTATATACTGATCAGAGTGCTAAAGGTACATTCATTAGAAAGAATAGAGAACTAGAAAAAGTCTTGAGAAAGATTGGCATCAATACTAAAGAAGTTTGGGATAAGATCCTTGCTGATGGTGGTAGTGTCCAAGATCTTGATGCTCTTGATGAATGGTGCTATGTGATCGGAAAGCTAATGAAGACGACAGAAGCTTCAGAGTTCGACGATATGGTACCAGTTAAGGATGTTTTCAGGACCTTTAAGGAAGTTAACCAACTCGAATTGGTGAAACAAGCTGGGATTAGACAGCAATATGTCGATCAGGGTGTTTCTTTAAATTTAGCATTCCCTAAGGAAGCAACTCCTAAGTGGATCAATCAAGTACACTTGGAAGCTTGGAGACAGGGTATTAAAACTCTATATTACGTACGAACGGAATCAGTTCTACGTGGTGATATAGCAGCAAAGGCTATGGAAGAATGTGTAAGTTGTGAAGGATAATAACCTTCCAAATATTTTTTTATTCAAATAAAATTTCTTATATTTAGGTTATGATAAAACTAATAGAAGGTGCTAGAAATTCTGGCAAAAGTTATTTACTACAATGGGCCAATGTAAAGCCCTATAAGTTCGACTTCCCATTCTGGTATGGGAAACTTAAACTAAACAACAAAGATCGGGAAACTCATTCTTTTGCATTAAGTAAGGAAATCTTACTTCATGAATTAAATAGGGATGGGTTACTGGCTGGAGACGTTTATGTTGATCGAGGAATCTTAACAGTTTTAACATGGGGAGTTCTTAAAGATCGTATATCTATGGATGAAGCTATAAAGCAACTTTGGCATTTCTCCGAAGCTGGTTTATTTAAAAACTGCGAAGTTATTTATATTCATGGTGACAACCCTAGAGAACGAGGATCGAAAGATCTTTGGGACGATTCAGATCGTATCCGTGAACGAGAGATCTATGAGATACTTCTAGACGAGCTAAGAGCATCAGATCCAAAATGTCTGATCAGTAGATATAGAAATAAATTTAGTCTATTAGACGCTGTTGTCTTCAGAAATGAAATAATCTTGAAACAAAAACCTTAAGTATGTGTGGAATATTAATTACTGCCGGTGACGATAGAATATCTTCTATAGCTCACAGAGGTACAGAATTCAAAACAGTAGAAGTCTCTGGTGGTAGGTTAAATCTAACCCATCACAGATTACCTATTCAAACTTCTGATGGTGATGAATGGTCTATGCCATACGAATATCTACCTGGTAAATACTTACTATATAATGGAGAGATATTTAATTATGATAGATCTAAATTCAAATCTGATACTGAATATCTAGTCAACTTCTTTAGAAAGATTGGTACTACAAACCTCCAAGAAATTTATAATCATCGTCCTGAAATGTGGGACTGGGATGGATTTTGGTCTATCGTATTATTTGATGTTGAAGACCATACCGTGGTAGCTTTGAATGATCCTCTAGGTAAGAAACAACTATACGTAAATGGTATAGGTGAAATCTGTTCAGAGATCAATCCGTTGGTATTACCTTATGATGAACTAGATTCTACATATCTTAGTACTGTTAGTAAATGGGGTTATAATTGTAATGAGCTAACACCTTGGTTAGGAGTAAAAAGATTACGACCTAATTATTGGTATAGTTATTCTATGCATTCTCCTGATATTAAAACTACAGTACCTAATTTCAACTTAGAACCTTCAGCAGTGAATAGTCCAGATGAAGTCTATGAGATCCTTAAAGAATCTGTAAAACGTAGACTGATTTCTAAAGATAGACCGATCTCGGTTTTACTTTCGGGAGGATTAGATTCAGCTATAATAACTTCAATACTACAAGATTTAGGTGCAACAGTTAGTTACTATTCTATTAGTAATGGTGAAGACGAATATGTTGATATGTGTGAAAAATATTGGGGTATAACTGTAGAAAGATTAAGCTACGACCTTAGTGATGATAGCCTACTTCAATCTATATATTGTGAGTGGAATGAGTCACCGATAGATCTAGGTTCGGTAGTTCCTCAGTATCATTTATTCGAAGCAGTAGCAAAGACTGGTCATAGAATAGTCCTTTCGGGTGATGGAGCAGATGAATTGTTTGGTGGTTATAGACGTATATCAGATTATGATAGTCAAGGCTCAGACGTTTACGACGAACTTACATACTACCATTTACCAAGATTAGATCGAATGAGTATGGCACATACTATAGAATTAAGATGTCCATTCTTAGGTCACGATGTAGTAAGGATGGCTCGAGGTTTAGCTCTAGATCAGAGAACCCATAAACAAATTTTGAAGGATACTTTTACAGGTCGTATACCTCAACAAATCATCGACAGAGTAAAAGCTCCATTAAAGAATGATAGTATTAAAAAAGATCCTTTAGTATATCGAAAGAAAATCATCGACTTATATAAAGACAATGCAGAACGATTTTTACCTAAACCCAAAATATGATGTTTACTAAACCAAGCGATTCTATACGTTATGCTAAAGAAAAACTATACTCAAAAGGTGTAGAAGTATTCTCTGGTCGCTGGCAATCCATAGACATAGATCAGTCAATGATGGAGTTACTAAACCATACAATCAAGTTCACAATACCTGAAAGTATGTCTGAAGTAATATCAGAAGTAAGGCCTAATCTACCATGGGCAGAAGATCACTTAGAAGAACGTGTAGGTGGTGAACCATTAAATCCTCCACCTAGTAATGAGTGGTGGCCTTTTGCTCAAAAGAATAATGATCAATTCAAACAAGAAGCTCAGTTTAGTCATACATACCCTGAAAGATTATGGACGCCTAAATTAGAAGGCATACGTTATGAGTATGGTAATATGGGTGACGTTGTTAATATGTTAAAGAAAGAACCTTATACTAGACAGGCATTCCTACCGATGTGGTTCCCAGAAGATACAGGTGCTGTCCA